AATGCCGAACTGGCCGAGCGCAAAAAGGAAGGCAAGCGCAAGGCGTTAGATTCATTTGCGAATTATCAAAAGACCAGCGGCAAGGTATACATGCCATTCATTAGCCCACTGTCAGGCGAGACTGAGCGCGGCATATTGGTGCCATGGAAAATTACCGAGCGTAACCAAACAGCGAAAACCGTGCTCGCGGTATCGTTTGACCTAGGTTAGTCACCAGCGTAGTACCCGCCGCCCTTGGGCGGGTATTGCGGTGCTTACTAGCATCAATTAAAATCATTACTCCAAAGCAAAAGGAAAAAGACTATGGGAATGGATGTCTACGGGGTCGAACCATATACGAAAAAAGGCGAGTACTTTCGCGCTAATGTCTGGTGCTGGCGACCGCTCTGGGATTATGTTTGCGAAGTGTGCAGCATCGATGAAGAGACGCACAAGTCTGGCCATTACAACGACGGCCATCGCATCGATGAAGATAAAGCGGCATCGATCGGCCTTGTGCTGCAATCATTGTTAAAGTCTGGTCTTGTTCAAAAATACGCAGACCATCGGCAAAAAGAACTCGAGGCATTGCCCGATGACCAATGCAAGCATTGCGAGGGATCCGGCCAGCGCAACGATGAATATGTGCAAGGGACCTGCAATGGATGTGGCGGGAAAGGTACTGTCCGACCATATGAAACATATTATCCGCTCTATGTCGAGGCGGTCGAAGAGTTTGCGGAATTCGCCAAGCAATCGGGAGGCTTTGAGATATGTTAACAGCCGATCAAGTAACAGCCGAGCAATCCGCGGCGTTGGTGCGTGTCTTCACGCGCCATGTTCGCGACACCGACCACCTGGCCTTTCGCAATATGGGATTCATCGATTGGATACAGCGCGACGTCGCCAAGGCCTATTTTGATGATTCCATAATGGCGTGCGTGCCCACCATGTGGATTGGAATTGAACCAGACGGGTACGCCCACACTTAAACGAACGGGGGCTGCGGCCCCCACACTCCAAAGCAAAAAGGAAAAACAATGGCAAATCCATTCGGAAAAACACGCGACGTTGATAACCCATACGCGACTTATGTGGGTTGGAGCTCTGACCTTGGCCCAATCGAAATCCGCGTGCTAAGGCGGTACAAGGGATCGGTTAAAACCGAATCGAAGGATCCGTATGCGCGCTGGTACACGGCGGCGAAATCCGACGCGACATTCGGCAGCTGGGAATACGGCGACCAGTACGTTAATGAAAACCCATACGGCATAGGCATTCGGAATCAATTCCAACTGTTTAAGGCCGACCCTGAGTGGGTCGAGCAATACGCTCGACGAGTCTAACCAACATGGGGGCTTCGGCCCCCATTTTTTTTGCGCGGATCCCGCTTAACCTGGCCCACCTGGCCGGAGCTCCCTGGCTCGAGCTGCGGGCATAAATATATACAAAGGCCCAAGGCCGCAAGCGGGCCGCAAGCAAAAACATATATAAACAATGAAGGCCGCAAGCGCCAGGGGCGCATGCACAAACATATAAAAAAGGCCGAAGGCCGCAAGCGGGCGCAAATGCCAAGCGGGCGACGCGCTTGTGTCGTGTGGTCATTTTGTTATAATTGTTACCCCAAAGCATAAGGTGAAACGATGAAAGTATCAGAAGCGAGGGCCGCAGTTGGTGGCCTATCAGTACCAAGCAAGATGCCGTGCTATTCCTTCGGGATTAGTGCCGACCATTGCAAAACGGGCAGCAAGCTTGCCCAGATTGAGGGCAGCATATGCAATACATGCTATGCCCAAAAAGGCGCGTATAAGTGGACGCCTACTAAGAACGCGCACGAGCGCAGAATAAACCTAATCGGCACCAGCAATTGGGTTGATAACATGGTTCGCGCTATCAATAACGCGGATTATTTTCGCTGGTTTGACAGTGGCGATTTGCAGAGTGATGAAATGCTCGCCGATATTGTGCGCGTCGCACTCGCTACCCCTGACACCAAGCACTGGTTACCCACTCATGAAAACTTCATGGTGTCGCGGTACTTGCGCAAGCATGGCAAGTTCCCAAGCAATCTAACCGTGCGCGTATCTGCTGCCATGGTAGACGGCGAACCCCCCAAGCGATTTGCGCTCACTAGCACAGTGCACCAACTAGGCAAGCCTATTGGCCGCGAGTGCCCATCATCCAAGCAGGGTAACAAGTGTGGCGATTGCCGCGCATGCTGGAACCCGCGCATTAAGAACATCAGTTACAAGTACCACTAGGGAGGGCGGGATCCGCCTCCCTGGACCTACGCTGGGGAAAGCCGGGACGCGCCTGGCCGACCTCGAGCGGAGCTCCCGCAGCCCGCGCCCACAAAAGGCCGCAAGCCCGCAAGCACACAAGGCCGCAAGCACTGAATATATATACATGCCCCTAGGCCGCAAGCACGAGGCCGCAGGGGGCCGCAAGGCCGCACCCACCCAAACGCACTAGGCCGCACGCAAACGCTCTCAAATCAAACGGTGTTGCCCCTGTGGGAGGGAGGGGGTGCAATTCCCACCCACAAATACAGCACATTTTATTAGACCCTAACTAAATGCTTGACTCTGTTACCCCATTGCATTACCGTGATCGAACCTAAAGCAAAAAGAGATTGATATGAAAAACCCTAACCCATTTGTGGCAGCGGCCACTGACCCCACGCTTGAAGCTTTCGGGCGTCGATATCCAATGGAGTTGAAGAGCATCAAGTTCAACGCTCACTTCACTCGTGAGACTCACTGCTTCAGTGCAACGGTGCACTTGGATGGCAAGGCGGTGATGAAAGTTGAGAACGATGGCAACGGTGGTGCACACAACTACTACCCTGTCCATGGTCAGAGTCGTGAGTCATTCAAAACCATGTTTGATGAAGCTTGTGATTCTGCTTACGAATCCTTGGATGATTCTGTCCGCGAAGAATACAAATCCATTCTGATCAACAACCCTTACGCCAAAAGCACTGCACTTGAATGGGTCATAACCGAACTGCTCAACGAGCATCTGTGCTTGAAAGATATGCGCCGACTGCTGAAGTCCAAGGTCGCAGTGTTCGATGAAAGCGATGGCAAGATCTATCAGTACAGTTGCAAGCCCACCGAAGAGAACTTGACGTTCCTCAAAAAAGAGACCGCTGCCGAGCAGTGTGTGTTCCTCAACGACCTCCCCGAACACGAAGCCATGGTCTATTGGCGCAGAGCGGAGGGTTAATCATGTACGGAGAAGACACTGTTGCGCAAAGATTGTTACAGGTTGTGCGCGTGATCGTTACTCATGAGATCGACATCGTCACTGAGTCAGATTGGTTTGAAGAATACGTTGAGACCATGGTCGATAAACGGATCAAGGAAATGACTGCTCGCAGAACAGAACAAGGGGAGATCATTGATGCCGAAGTTTGAAATAAGAATAACAAGCACCGTCACTAATCATTATTTGGTGGAGGCCGAAAATTGTGAAGAGGCTGAAGACATTGCTACGTTTGGAGAAGCCAATAGTGATGACATGACACCTCACTACACCAAGCATGGTGAAGAGATCATTGATGTGGAGGAAGTCGATGAAAGTCCTTGACCTATTCTCAGGCATAGGTGGCTTCTCATTGGGGCTAGAGTGGGCAGGAATGTCCACTGTGGCCTTTTGTGAGCGTGACCCCTACTGCACCACCATTCTCAACAAACACTGGCCTGACACGCCCGTGCACAACGATGTGAGGAACTTAGATGGAAAAGACTATGCCGATTCAATTGACCTTGTGGCAGGAGGATTCCCCTGTCAGCCATTTTCAGTCGCAGGAAACAGACGGGGGTCAGACGATGACCGCCATCTCTGGCCTGAGATGCTTAGAATCATCCAAGAAGCCAAGCCGCGATGGGTCATTGGAGAAAATGTTTTTGGCCTCATCAACATGGCACTCGACGATGTGCAAGCTGACTTGGAGAGAGAACACTACGAAGTCAGGAAATTCGTACTACCGGCTGTTGCCGTCGATGCTCACCACCGAAGAGACCGAGTCTTCATCATTGCCTACCGAGACCCAGCTTTGGTCAACGCCAGCAGCGAGCACAGGCGGGGGGATACCGACAGACGCAGCGGAGCGGGGATGGAAATGGGAGGGAGCGTACTGGCGCAGACCAGACGGCACCAAGTATCAGACGCAACTGATCGACCAAGCACGCATGTGGCCCACTCCCACGGTGAAAGGCAACTACAACAAGAAGGGCTTGAGTGCGAAGTCGGGCGATGGTCTGGCGACAGCGGTAAACAAGTCTCGGATGTGGCCGACAGCCACGGCAAGGGATTGGAGGTCAGGCAAGGCATCAGAGAAAAGCATGCGCCGCAACTCTCGCCCTCTGAACGAAGTGGTAGTGAGAGAAGAGAGGATGTGGCCTACACCAATGGCACACGAGGCGAGGTTGGGATATCAGGACAGGAGTCGTGGCAAGAAGGGCACGCAGGAGAGTCTCACCACCAAGGTGATCAACAACTTAGGCGGTCGCCAAGAGGTGAGTGGCCAGCTGAACCCAGAGTGGGTCGAGTGGCTAATGGGATTCCCAATCGGGTGGACAGAATCAAAGGACTAGGCAACGCCGTTGTCCCGCAACTCATTCAAGCAATCGGCGAGCTTGTGCTTGCCGCAGACAAGGAGATCTACGGATGCAAATAAAATTAAATCTTAATCAGAGCGAGGATTGTCTCAAGGGCTGTTACATCATCGATGTCTCTGGTGACTCTGACTTTCTTGGGGTATTCGCTGCCATCACCAAAGCCATGCGCGATGAATGCATCTACGAAGATGAGATTCAATCGATAACCTTTGATGCTGAAGGCAGACTACGGCTAGGCCATTTGTTGAGTGGTGATCCGTCATGACCTCGACACGCGGAGGCTTGCGTGAGAACTCTTCTGGCCTGTACCGTCACAAGAAGATGCACACGCACACATGTGAGTGGTGTGGCAAGAAGTTTGAGACCATGCAAAAGGTTGGCAAGTTTTGCTGTAGGGCGCACAAGATGAAGGCGCACCGACTGCTGATTGTCATGAAGAATCGTAAACGCCTGACGGACATTGCTCGCAAGGGCAAGGACTTCAGGCTTCACTTTGGTGATATCGCAGAAGTAAGGAGAAAGCGATGACAAACTTATTCTCGTTCCATGGACTGCACCCACAGGGCATGCCTGATCGTGGTGATGAAGACCGTACCAATCCTCGTGCACCATTCAACTGGCCGTGGAACAACAGGTCTGATGGAGACATGCGCGAGTATGTCGTGACTGTGGAGTTCTATGTGAACGCAACGGATCAAGACAGTGCATCTCAAAAGGTCGAGTCTGCTTTGGGCAAGAGCAACATAGAAGATTGCGAGCTATGGCAAACGGAGAACACAGAAGAGATCTAATCTAAGTCCGGGTCTTCTTCGATTTCTTCGTACTCGGCGTCTTCGTACTGTTCCGAGGACAGTTCGTTTTCGTCGTAGTCTTCTCCCTGGACAACTTGTCCGTAAAGCTGGGGCGCGAGTTGGTTGTTATCAATAAGCGCCTGTAGCCTGGCTTCGACTTCTGCTTTGTCCATCTGATCGATTCGCCCGTGCTTGATCTCTTTCTTGTCGATGAGAAGGCCCGCAAGTTTTGCTCTGCCCATCTCTGCTGTGACGGCTGCACCATACGATCCGTCCTCCATGGCAGAGTTACGAATCTCTAGCAGATCTCGAGCAACCTTCTCGTAAGTGATCTCAAATTTTTTCTGCTCGCCTTCTTGGAGCTCCCTCACCTTCTCCTGAATGTGCGCGTAGCGTGGGTCATGCAAAAGCATGCTCGCAACCTGTGCTGGGTGTGAGTACCCCGCTCTGTGCGCGCACTCTGTATTTGTCAGATCGTGATACACATACAGCTGCACGAACTTCTGCTGCTTCTTAGTCAACGGCCTGTTTTTGAACTGAGCTATTGCGTACCGCTTAGGGTTCGCAAGTATGTCCTCATCAGGTTCAATTGCGCTGCGTGTCATCTCACTCATTTGTTTTTTTTCCATGCTGCTAAAAAAATTTTTTTGCTTTTCCAATCCTAATTCTAAAGGGGGAGAAGGGGTATCCCGAAGGGGAGATATTTAATATATCTCTCCCCCTCTTTAGAGGTGCCCCTATGCCCCTATGCCCCTACCCTTATAAATCAATGACTTACGAGCCGTAGGGGCACAAGGGCACGCAAGGGCACTCTGCCCCTATGCCCCTGCCTGCCCCTACTATATAAATCAACAACTTACGGACTTATCCACAGGGGTAGGGGCAATCTGAAAAAAGGCCACTGCCCCTACGGTTTTCGCCAAAAGTAGGGCCATACCGAACCTAGAATTTACTTTAAGTTTCGCTCCTAAGTGCACTTCAACTCCTTGTCGTTTGCCCTGCATCTGATGCAGTAATACTGCCCGTTCCAAGCGATGTCCGGGATGTCCTCACAGGCGCATCCGATTGCCGTCTTGAGGTTTGCCAGAGCCACGGAGGTAGGTTCCAGGGGCACATCTTCCCACTCATACTCCACGCTTAGCTCCACGGCTGCACGCCCATTGACTGCTCTATGATGGGCACACAACTGCTGTTGCTGTTGAGATATCCCAGCGTCAGAGCCTGGCGTATGCCATCATCTGTGAGTTCGATGTCGATCTTTGTCACCATACCTGCGAAGCTTTCATCCCAGTTTGTTTCTGCTTGGGCCACCACTTCATCTGTCAGCGTGTCATCCTGTTCCAGATCCGCATCGATCTTATCTGACAACCATGCCTTCAGCTGCGCTAGATCTTCTTCTGAATCTGCGTACACGATTCCGTACTTGCCTCCTGTATTCACCTGATATATCTGCATATCTATTCCTCTTCTTTCTTCACTACACTCGCTAATTCTTTCGCCAGCTTCCTGATCTCTGAGTTGTTCTTATTGATTGCTTTGACCAATGCCTGCAGAGAATCTGACATGTCTTTGTTCGCCTGTTCAAGCCCAGCGAACTTACTCATTAATTTTTGCACTGAGCCGACTGCATCTTCTACCGTGTCATCATCCACGTTCATCTCAATTGTTACCTTTGCCATCGACTCTCTCTTTGTTTATCATCGGCTTGTGGGTTACTCCTTTATATCCACACCTTGGTTGGGTTTCCTTTTATGCTTTGGGGGCCACCACCTGCCCCGGCCAGTTTGGCTATCTCCCTGCTGGCTGGGGTTCCTAATCAATCAAATCCCCACCGACTTGTACCATTGGGTTCCGTTCTTCACATCGATCAGTATGTACCTTTGTCTGACGTTGTACACAGTCTGAGCGGGCACACTCACTTCTTTGGCTATGTCTTTTACCATCAGGCCCATCTCCTGCAGCTTCAGGATCTGCATGATCACAGAGTCTTTGAGCTTCTCCCGTTTCTCTGACGGCAGGTGCGACCTAGGTTTCTTGGGCTTCTTCTGCCACGCTTCTTGTGCCCTGATTGCGGCGAGTAATTTATTCATCCCATGGCCTCGTCATTTCATTTGATTCTAAGTAGTGCCACACCGCCTGTCCGGGCACGGCATGTGTCTTAACTATGTTACCTTTGTACTTCTGTACATAACTGACGGCACTTCTTGCCGACTTTTCTCCGCTCGCCATCTTGGCATTGCTCAAAGCCTCTCGTGCCAAGATCTCCAGTTCCTTTCTCTTGTAGAACTTTGTGCTGCTCATGGCGTTCACCACCACATCAGCAATCTGCACTTCATCCTCTTCGCTTAGTTGCGGCCTAGTGTTGCGCTGCGTAAACTCGTTGACCTGCCACAAGCCCTGCTCAAAGTCGAAGTTAGCCAGATGTTCTTTGGGCTCCTGTGCATTACGCGCTTCATAGAAGATAGATACATCAGGCTTCTGACCACTGAGCTTGATGCCAGAGTCGAACCATCCTGCGAACACGGAGCCACCTCGAGCAGACATAAACGACTTATCATCTGCCCGCTCTTTACCTGTATGGTGGGCGAGGATCACGGCAACGTCGTTCAACTCCATGAGCATATCGACTCTGTCCATGAGTTTGCGTATCTCTGTGTTGGAGTTCTCTTCACCATCAAAGAAGTTGATGATGGGGTCAATCATGACGATGTCTGGGTTGTGGAATGCGATCTCATCAGAGAACGCTTGGATGTCTTGGTCTTTCATCAGGTTCTTGCGCAGACGCCCACTGATGATCAGGTTGTTGTGCCCCATGCGGATGAGGTCATCGTCCCCTGCGAACCGCTTGTAATACGTTTCGATACGGCGTTTCAAGAACTCTGCGATGATCTCTGCCTGAAACCACATCACCTTGAGTGGGCGACTGAACGGCACATCCATGAAGTCGGTGCCTGTTGTTGCACCTGCTGCGAATGCACCAAGCCAGTTTGATTTACCTATCTTTGGCTTACCGAGGAGCAGCACCCGGCTCTTCTGAAATATGAATGCATCACCCCAGTACTGGTCGATGCCATCGTCGTTCATGTCATACCATTCAGCTGCACTGAACGGTTGCAGTCCGAGCGGGCCTTGTTCTGGCTTCTCTTCGCCTTCTCGCTTCAGTTCATCCAGTGGATCTTCTTGTGACTGAATCTCTTTGAGATCTTCATTGATATCTGTCTGCCACTTAGATGTCTGCCACTGCATGACACCTGCATCGACATCGTCTGGGTGCCGTTTAATGTGGCCACTTACAATGCTGATGGTAGTGCGTGTGACTTCGATCAAGTCCATGGGTGGGAAGCAGGTCTGGTTCCAATCCTGCGCTTTGATCATGACCTCGCGCATCCCCCAGCCTTCTTTCACCCACTTGCCGACCAAGCGTGCCAGGGTATCGTTACGACTGCCCTCTTGCTTGGGGTCTTCGGTCAGCTTCTCGCGTATGCTTTCGACCTTGCCACCGTTGTTGTACATGTGGACTTTCTGCAGATCGTCTTGCAGCAGCACGGGAAGATCTTCCATGCTGGACATGGGATAGTTCTTATCGAACTCAATGTTGTAGCCATGGCTGGGCGCGACCATGATGTATCCACCATCGCCTCGTATGTCGATCTTGTTGAGGCCCACGCTGTTGCGGATCAGTTCACTGCCGAGTGAGTAGAAGTAATGCACGCCACCGCGAGGTGACGTTTGTTTGAGTGGGGTACGGCTGATGTTGCCTTCTTCAACCCAATCAACTGCTTCATCCTTATCGACATCGACCACGGCGAACGTAATGCCTGTTATCGCTGCCCAGTTAGCGGATGGATACTGGGAGTGCCACTGCTGTATTTCATCGCGTGACGGTTGAATCTTTTGATAGTGCTGCCACTTGACTCGTGGTGTCTTGGCCCACTTGGCTTTGAGTGCATCTTCGGTATCGAAGGGATGCCGGGTTCTGAAGTATTGCGGCACTGCCTCTGTTGGTGAGCCACATGGGATGATGTGCATCCCGTTCTCCCACATGTCGCTAAGCAGTTCTAGTTTTGCTTCGGGTGCGAGTTCAGAGCCGTTGACCCCTGATGGTAGGAATGATGGCATCATTAAATTATCCGCTGCACGATCCTGTTTTTGTTTTCATCTGTTCCAGATTTGACCTTCATGTCCAATGACTTTGCTGCAATCCTGATGGAGTGATAGACATAACCCTTGGGGTCTTCCTCTTTGCTGAGCACAAAGCTGTCGCCAATTTCCATGTCTTTCAAAAGCGTTTGCCATTTACCTGCCCCCCTTGCGGGGTGAGGCGGTAGCTCGAGGTTTTTTTCAATTGTCTTCATGACCTTTCGCCTATTGGAAAGTCGCATTCTCTATGAGGTTCTTTGATCATGCAATAAAAAAGTGAAATTAATTGTTGCAATGAAATGGTTGGTGAACTACTGTGCACTTCAGTAGAGATGAGATGAGATTGAAATGAACGAGCGGATTAAGAATCTAGCTTTGCAACTGCATGGCGCGAAAGAAAAGAAGCAAGAGGTCGAGCGACATATCAAGTCGGTTGAACGCGAGCTCCTAGACCAGAAAGAAGTAAGTCAACTTCTACTCCCCCTGAACAACGAAGGCGGCGAAAGAACCCAAGACGGCATAACTGTTGAGATCAAGCGTGAACACGTTTGGGATCAGTTTTTGTTGGATGAGATTCTGGAGTCAATGCCACGAGAATCGTGGCCCTCGTTTGTAGCCCAAGTTACGAATTACAAGGTAGACATGCGCGGCTTTACTGCGTGGGCTATGGCTCACCCAGACGAAGCTGGGCGTTGGCATGCCTGTCATTCGATCAAGCTTGGCAAAGAGCGGGTCAAGTCGATTGACCCAGATAAACTTAACCAACCAGAAGAGGAGGTGTAACTTTGAGTTTACTCAATCAAGTTACTACCCATCGGGAGATCAATCCTGATGTGACCATGCCCCCTGTACGGATGAACATCCAAGGTACAGATGGTATTGGTAAGTCCACGTTTGGAGCGAACGCTCCTGACGCTATCTTCATACAAGCGGAAGACGGCCTGTCTTTCATCAACGCTGCACGGTTTCCCCAGGCGAACACTTGGGAAGAGATCTTGGAGCAGGTGAAGACCCTGGCCATGGAAGAGCATGGGTACAAGACAGTTGTCTTGGATACTACTGATGCTGCAGCCAAGCTTGGTGAAGCGAACGTCTGTGAGAAGAACGGTTGGTCATCGGCGGCAGACCCCAAAGCAGGATACGGTGCGTTTTACGTTGCCGAAGAGAATGCTTGGTTGAACCTGTTGAATGGCCTGAACGTATGCTTCCAGCAGCGTGGCATGAATGTGATTCTATTGAGTCACGTTGCATCTAAGTCGTACAAGGATCCAGAACTGGAACCTTATGATCGATGGGAGATGCGTTGCAACAAGAAGGTGAATGCCCTGATCAAGGATTGGGTTGACTTCAACTTGTTCGCAAACTACGAAACCACCTTGATCAAAGATGGTCAGAAGGCTCGCGGTGTGAGCTACGGCAACCGAGGTTTATTTACCAAGTTTGCTGCAGCGTATGACGCAAAGTCTCGCTTAGATCTTCCATCGAAGATCGAATTCTCTTGGCAATCATTTGCAGATGCTTATGGCGCTGCTCTTGGTCTGCCAGTAAACAATAACGAAGCCGCATAGGAGGAACCATGGGCTTATTAGATCAAGGTATCGATGTCAGTAACATCGACGAGTCAGGAGGCGGGGTATCAGAACCCATGCCAGCTGGCGAGTACACCTTAGCTGCGGCTGTGTACAGCGAGGAGACTTCAAAGGCAGGTAATCCATACCTGAAGGTGGAGTACAACGTCGTTGGGCCTAGCTATGCAGGTCGTAAGATCTGGGAGAACTTCACGCTGACTCATGCTGTAGGGCTGGGACGGTTGAAGTCTTTCATTAATGCGACGGGTGGTGATGCAACGCAGACTGTCAATACTGACATGATGCGCGGAGCCATGGGTAAGCAGTTCACTGCACAAGTGGCCATCGAAGAAGGCAACAATGGTTACGCAGCTAAGAACAAGATCTCTTCTTTCAAGAGCGGATCTGCTCCTGCGGCTGTGCAACCACAAGCGCCACAACAGGCACAGGCAACCCCTGCGCCAGGCTTGAACACCGCCAATGTAGATTGGAATGGTTAAGGGCTAGGGCTTGGGACTCATCACCCATCCAGCACGTTCCCGTCCGTGTGCCCGAAGGCGGGACTTCAATGGAAGTTATTTATGAGCAGTGCAAAAGATATTTTTATAGTCCCAAAGGACTATGTTTTTCGCCCACTTGGTTGGAGACAAAGCACCATAGTGGTCGATGGAAAAACTATTTACCTGTCATTCAACACCGTCAAGGTGGTCGAAGGCGGGACTGATAAACCCCAAAGCAAGGAATAGAAATGGAACTACATTCTGAAAAGACATTGCGCTTTGCGCGTAATGCGTTGAAATCTCATGTGGCAACAATGGCGGCTGACCACGGTATAAAAGAATCTACGGCTCGAGCCAACATCTCAAATTCAATTGGAGTTGATCCAAGCTCAATCAGGCAGTTTGTAAACGGCGAGATCGTTAAACCTGCTCTGAAAACCATGCAGAAGTATGTGACCTGGCTGGCAAACAACCCTGAATCTCAAGACTTTGATGAAAGAGACGTAGAGCGCGGCAACAGAATGCCTACTAAAGAGGAATTGCGTCAAAAAATTACGCGGCTTCGGGATGACCTCGATCATGCACAATCATACATGCAGGAACTACGAGAAAAGCGTGATGAACTTTTGGACAGACACCAAGCTGCTCATCCTGAAAACTCTTACTGGATGCAGAATTCAGAGGCGCTGATTGAGATCTCTACTGGCTGTATGTATGAAGCAGACAATGTGCGCAAACGTGTCTGCACGATACCGATACCGATGCTGCAGGGTAATTGGAGATGGGATCAGGAAGAAGAGACCCGCGAAGAAAACAATGCGCGACGAGAAAAAGCGTTGTCAGAAAGTTTCGGCAAGGTGTATCAGTTTGCGAGATCGATCACTGAGTTGTACTCCAACCTTGGTGGCTGGCCTGATGATGAAGTTATCGTGGACGTTAGGTTCCAAAACATTGAGGGCATGTGATGAAAGACACCGAAACCATTCACAGCGACATCCCGCTGCCAATAGAGAAGCGTGGTAAGTCTTCTAGGTGGGACAAGTTTGTTGGCATCGAAGTCGGTCAGTGTGTGTTTGTGGATAGCCGTAAAGAAGCTAACTCGTTGAAGATTTACTTATCTAGGCACGGCATGAAAGTGGCAACGCGCAGCGTGGATGGTCAATTTGGGGTTTGGAGAGTGGCTGATGAGTGATCACGCAGGTCTGATCAATGGCTCTACTGGAGAACCGTTAAGCATCAAAGAGGATGTGGTCAATCACCCCGGACACTACGCGAAGGGCGGTGGCATAGAGTGCGTTGAGGCAATCAAAGCGTCGATGTCCTCTGACGCCTTCAAAGGGTATCTTAAAGGTAACGTCATGAAGTATGTCTGGCGTTATGAAAACAAAGGCAAGCTAGAAGACTTGCAGAAAGCCAACGTCTATTTGGGTTGGCTGATCAAGGAGGAAACTGATGGATCATCATGAAGAGTTTGATTTCAGCTGGCAGAGCGAAGAGCACGAAGTTGCGGCAGAGGCGCTGGCATTGTTTGTGAAAGCGATGAGAAAGAGAGACATCTCAGAAGATGTTTTGATGGAAGTTCTTTTTGTCGCCGCGTTTACATATCACTTGCACTTTACTGATCGTAGCTCCCTTCGCAGGTTGGTTGATGACGGCATGCTTGCAGTGGTGGATCCTGATTCATCAACAGAGGAAAGGATATGTCATTAAATGAAAACCAACACGCCGTAAGAGAACAGGCTGTGCTTCGTATCTTACATCGTCACAACCTATCACCGTGGGCCAGAACGTACTGGGCACGCACTTATTCAGGACTAAAGAGGGCCAGGCATGCAGCTAAGGTATTACCAGCAGGACGCCATTGATGCGGCGTTTCATTGGTTCGACACTCAAGATACGAACCCGTTAATTGTTTTACCCACAGGCTCTGGCAAGACAGTTGTCTTTGCCTCAATGATCAAGAAGATCTTTGAAGACAATCGTGACAGCCGTGTGTTGATCCTTGCTCATAGGCAGGAGCTCATCAGCCAAGCAGATGAAAAGCTGAAGACCGTATGGCCTTGTGCGCCCAGTGGGTTGCTGGCTGCAGGGTTGAAACAGTTTGATTCGCACGAGCCTATCGTGATCGCTAGTCGGGATACCCTGGCCACACCAAGCAGGTTGATGGACGCAGGTCAGTTCGACTACATCATCGTGGATGAAGCCCATCATGTTGGGCCAGAGAAGCGGAGTCGGTATCGCAAGATCTTTGATCACTTCGACTCAACACAGTATTACGCACCAAAAGTCTTGGGCGTGACGGCAACACCGTATCGCATGGGCCAAGGGTTCATTTACGGGTTGGACGATCACTTCTTTGGAGGTGTGGCCCATCGGGTCACCATCCCGGAGCTAATCAAAGCTGGATATCTGTGCCGACTGTCGGCTTATCAGGTGGCGTCTGAGGCGGTGATCGATGCATCTACTGCCAGGGTCAAGTTCAAAGGTGGTGACTATCGTGAGTCAGACATTGAGCACCTCGCCATGGAAGACCAAACCATGTTGGCGATTGTCGGCGATTGGATTGATAAGGCGTACAGCAAAGGGCGACTGAGCAGTGTGTTCTTCTGTATCACTGTCGCTCATGCGAACAAGATGTGCATGTACCTGCGCAATGCAGGTGTAGAGGCGGCTGTCGTGACGGCAGAAACGCCCAGTGAAGAGCGCAAGAAGATCCTTGAGGACTTTGAGCATGGTGTCATCAACGCGCTGTGTAACGTCGCTGTGTTGACTGAGGGCTGGGATGCGCCACGCACAGACTGCATCGCGTTGCTTAGACCGACCAAGTCGCTGGGCTTGTATGTGCAGATCTGTGGTCGAGGCATGCGCACTTGGGGTGACAAGAAAGACTGCATGCTGCTGGACTATGGCGAGAACATGCAGCGCCATGGCTGCATCGATACAGCTAGGCCAGAGAAGCCTGATGAAGAAGAATCAACTGAGCCTAAGATCTGGATATGTGACCACTGCTATGCAGTGAATGATATGTATGCCCGCAACTGTGTCGAGTGCGAAGAGCCTAGATACAGCGTTGAGCAGATGCTTCAGCGTCAGCAAGACTTGTTGAACCAGCTGGAGGAAGAGCGCAAACAGCAAGAAGAAAAAGACGCCGCTGCAACACGAGAAGCGGCACAGGGCAATGTGCTTTCTGACGAGCTTGAAGAGCCTTCGCAGAAGTTTGAGAAGATCAAAGACATCGACTTTGTCTCTGCTCAGATCAAGACATCCAAGAACGGCAACGAGTATCTCAACGTAATGTTCTCCACGCCCGGTGAGTACTGGCCACAGAGCATGCCCATCATGCTGGGTATGCACGGTAAAGCGGGAATGGTTGCTACAAAGAAGTGGCGCACTCTGACTAGGCCAGGGACGCCCATAACACATAGCCTCACGCACGCGGCGGGTCTTGTTAACGAAGACAAAGTCATGAGTCACATCAAACAAATTACTGTAAGAAAGGAGGGTAAGTACTGGAATGTTGTCAGCGTCCATTTTTAATCGCATAGATGAAGTCATCGCCAGCAAAGATAACCGACACCGAGGGCACCTTGGTTTCAGTGGGATCGGGGATGACGATGAATACAAGCTGTGGATGGGTTTCCGTTGGTGCTTACCGTCCACGTTTGGTGGGCGCATGCTTCGCCTGTTTGATCTTGGTCAGAGGATAGAGGAGCAGATCGTTGACAACATAAAAGACAGCGGCCTGATATCCATCGCCTCGCACGACAAAGACGGTAACCAGTTTCGGGCATCGTTCTTTGGTGGCCACTTCGCAGGTTCGTGCGACGGGCTGCTCAAAGGTGTGCTGCCTCCACCTGAGAGCGAGGTGGTGTTGCTGCTCGAGGTGAAGAGCGCCAACGACAAGCGATTCAAGGAGCTTGTGAAGCTTGAAAGCTATGAAGCGTGGAGCGAAACGTATCGCTGGCAGATTCATGCGTACATGGGTGCGCTTGGTCTGACCAAATGCATGGTTGTTGTGATGAATAAAAACAACAGCGAAATCTATTCAGAGGTGATTGAATACAACGCCGCTATCTGGGAGCGCGCACAAGAGAAGGCAGAGCGGATCATCTGCAGTGACGCACCACTCAAAGAAACACGGCGGTCAGAGAAAGATTGGCGCATGAAGAACGAGCCTGACCTGTATAAAGATATCTACTACGGACGGCGCTTGCCTGAGTCGGTGAACTGCAGGAACTGCATGCACTCAAAGCCATTAACAGAGTCTCACGGTGCCGTGTGGGTGTGTAAGAGGACAGGTGAGGCTCTCTCGCTTGATGAGCAGCGTGCTGGGTGCCATAAACACATGTGGATACCAAACCTAGTGGGTGCAGATTACATGCCTGAGAGAAGCACACAGGACGCCACAGCGTACAGAGCGGGCATCATCGACTTCTACAATGGTGTGGGGCCAGAGGATGGTGAGTACTACTACTCAAGTGCTGAGATGCGTGAGCTATCCAAGGTGCGGTTCGATACTCAGATGATGATCGATAGTGAGAAGATCAGGGCTGAGTTCCCAGGGAGCCAGATCGACAACATGGATGAACGCACTGAGCCTTTCTAGTCCCAGCTGCGGGGGTCTTTGACGATCAGTATCTTGGTGCCGGGGTAGAGGGCTTCGACTAGTTTCTTCTTGAGCCTAAACACCTGAGTGATTACACCCTTGGTGTCTTCAACCACATACTCACCATCGCGCTTGTATCGGAAGTCTGCTATGTACGAGCAGATCTTCTGATCCTCGCCGTTGACGGTGACCACGCAGGGAAAGTCTACTTGAACCTCAAGCTCGGATAGCTCGCCAGCTTGTTGTAGTTGTTTGAGTATCTTGTACCTGGCCGCTTCAAGCTTAGAGTCGAACACGATGCCATCGTATTCAGTCTTCTTTGCAAAGTATTTTGACTTTGGCCGCTTTCTTTTTGGGATCAAACTAATCAATGCCTAGGAGTTTGTTTAACTCTACTTGCCTGAGAGCATCAGTGCCACGGTTAAATAATGACGTAGGCGCTGTGCTAGGCTGTGTAGGCGCGATTGGAGGCGCAGGTTGTGGTTGTGTAGGGGTTGGTGCAACAGGCGCTTGTGCGGCTTCTTGCGCAGCCATCTGTTCAGCTTTCGCTTCTGGCCTAAAAGCTGAGCCTTGAAAACCTTTTCTAACCTCTGCCATCGCTTTAAAGTCAAATGGATTAGAAAGTTTGTTTTCATTTCCTTGCAGTGCAAATCGTATTGTTTCTTTGCTCGGAGTGAATGCGTTAAATCTACCGGCCATAACAGCGTTAAGCTGCGGTACTTTGGCTTTCTTTAACGGCTTCATGATCTCAGAGTTAGAAAGACCAAGAGTCTTTGCATCCTCAATGGCCATGTTTAAATCACGCAATGCTTTAAATCGCTGCTCGTTGGCCGTGATGTATGCCTTAGTCATGTCTTCTGCAGAAACACTACCACTTGTTTTGGCAATCTGATTGAAAATGCCTGATGCATCTCGCACCGCTCTTCCAGCCTCGTAACCTCTATACAGTAATGAAGTTTCAATTTTTGGTTTCACTGCTTTGATGCCTGTCAAAGCCTCTATAAACTCGCCAGCTGGATCAATTCTGACGCCAGATCTTTTGACTGCTTCTCTAGAATCAGTTATGCCAGCCGCAAGCCCTAGTGCTTTTGGAAAATCACCAACCCTGATATCAAGGCCACCAGGGAGAGAAGAAGTAACAGTCGATGTTATTTCAATTGGTGACGCGCCGGGAGTCAAACCCTCTGCTAAATGGGCAAAAGACTTACCAACCCTTACATCAAATGGATCTTCGTTATTGTAAACAGATCGACCAAACCTAGTTTGATTACGCCCTATATCTAAAATCTTTTCAGTTAATATAGATTCGCCAAGGAAGGGTGAAAAGAACTCTCTTCCACTTTCCATTGCTGCATCAAAAGCAATTGCATTTAACTCTTTTTCGCCAGTTATGCCTGAGTTAACAGCGTTGAAGATTGCTCTTCCTGAACGAGTTAAATAATCATAAGGATTGGTGTACGAGAAGTTATAAAAGTCTGTGATCTTGCCATCTTTGTTTGTTGCAAGAGGTATGAGCATTGCGTTCTTTTCCCAATCGGCAGCGAAAGAACGCTTGAAAGCATTCACTTGTTCCATGTCAGAACCAGTAAGCGCAAGACCCCCAGCCATTAATCCACCGTAAAGACCGCCATCAACAGTCAAAGAACCAAGCAACCGACGCATGCCAATAGATCTAATTGCAGTAGACTCATTGCCAAGTTCTTTCATCGCTCGACCATAAACGCTGGCAGAGGTTCTAATAATCTCAGCAGGGAACGCAACAAAGTTACCGAATGGTAACCGCCTTAGTTGTTGTATTGCTTGAGGCACACGAGCGTAGTTGGGGACTGTGTCCTTGACTATGGATGCAGCTTCTCGTTTTAAAAGCTGTTGAAGTTCTGGGCCACTTAATTCAGAAACAGAACGGCCTCTTAGCATTAATTGGTTTTGAACATCTGTTATAGGTATGTTTTTTGCGCCTTTCTTAAACGCATCCATGAGCCGACCGAGTTCCATTTCATAGCTGTATATCTTCCAGATATCGTCTGATCCTTGATACAGCTTTCCAGCAAAAGTGTTTTGTATATTCGCTGCTTTCTCAACATACTTCTTACCGAAGACGCCTTGTTTGGCGCTAAGTGCATCTTTAAATAAGTTTTCAAATTCACCAATCTTGGCGTTGGTGTTAACGATTCCTAACTCAATAAGGTCATCGTAGTAATTATCTATGTCGCCCTTCTTGATGTTAGCAGTGCCGTCAACGCCTTTATCAACAAGCCTTCCAGATCGATTAATCTTTGTGGCCAAAGCTTCTGCCGCGCTGCTACCCGGCAAATCAACAAGTCGTTGGCCAATTTGACTAAAGACCGTTTGAGCAGAGTCGATTAAGTTTTCTGCATTGCCGAAGTTGCCGTTCTTTAGTGCAAAGAAAGATGCGGTGGTCGCGTTTCTTATTTGCGTCACTGGGCTTAGAACTGTCTTAGCGACTTGCGAGAAACCTTTTGCTGCTAAGAACGTGGCCCAAAGCCTGTTAGTGTCTGCACTCAAGAACTGTTGTGGCATATCTTCGATTGCTCTTAGATATTCTTCTTTGACGTACTTACCTGCAAGCGGGCCATATTTTTTTCTAGCAATGTCCGATACTTCTGTTGCAGTAGATGCGCCTTCCATGCCAACACGAACGTAGTTTTCAGCTTCTTGAAATGTTACGTTTTTGGGTACTGCGTCAAAAATAAACCTGTTTGCTTCAGGCAAAGTGCTGTTATAAATATTTAAATTGTCAAAGTACTTTGACTTGTTGATAGCTTTAGCCATGCCATCAATGGTGTCGATAGCTTTAGTTCTAAGACCAAGGCGTTGTTCTTCTAGTGATCTTTGTCTAATTGGCTCAACACCAAATGTACCGTCTTTCTTTTTAACTCTTGCAAGCACATCAGATGCACCAGAGTACTCGCCCAAAAAGTCTCTAACTGCAGGCAAATCATCAAGTCTTCTGCCTTTCATTATTCCTTGAGCCACGCCACTTAGAGTGCTTTCGGCAAACTGATCTGCTGGCTTCATGCTGGCGTTGTTGAATGAAACCCTTTGTCTCAAATCATTAAGTATTCCTAAAGCAGCCTCTTCAGATACTCCTTGGCCTGGGTTTGCTGCTTCTGAAATCTTCATTATTTCATCAAGCGCACTCCTAACTTGTGGCTCAGTAGGAACATATGCATCTGAATCTTTCAAAGATCGGTACATTCTTGTGGCGTAGTACCCTTTGTTGTCGCCAATGGCTGTCGTAAGTTCATCCGACATCTCTTTGCTTAAAAATGTATCGTCACGAATTGTGTCTGATAACTTGTCTATTTGATTTCTGAATTTGTCTGCTGCATTGAGAAGGCTTAAATCACGCCTGCCTCCAAACAAAGATTTAGACTTTCCAGCTTTGAGTTTTTCGTCTAAAGCAACAAGAGCTTGCCTTCCCTCTTCTTTTACAACGCTTCTCGGTTTAAACCCACTTGTGCCAGGCACTCCAACCTCCTCTGCAAACATGTAATTGTTTAAGGAATTTAGTGTGAGGCGTTCATCCGTTTCATTTAGGTTGCCACTCTTTTTTAAAGATTTAAGAGCGTTATCAACCTCTTCCATGCTTTGCCGAGCACGTTGGTTTTGGGCGCTTACTTGTTGAACTCTTAACGCTTGTAGCTGACGGCTGAAAACATCAGGCATTTCGCCTTGAAAGGTTAAATACTTCTTTGCCCTCTTGCTGACCTTGGCTATGTTCTGTTGTAAAAAAGTTGGGTCATCTATATCAGCCTTGACACCAACATTTGTCAAAACACTATCTGGGTTTTTAATAGCTTGTGCAGTTCTCTTAACAACGTCTGTGCTTGCAACTGCATCAACGCCTTTGCCTATTACGGGAGCGGCAACTTTTACTGCACGAGGTACTCCAAGTAGTAAAGTTGCACCCTCTGCAGCTACCTTTAGTCGGTTACTTAACTCTGCAGCTGCACGTTCAGCGCCAACTAATTCAGACGCATCTAACCTTTTTGTGGGGCCACCATCAAAGAAGTCGCCAAGGGTTTCAACATCAGGAGTTGTAGCAGCAACATCAGCAGCCGCAAATGAACCAATCTGCCCAGCACGCCCAAGCTGAGCAGCTTTCGCTGCCTTGGCGGCAAGACCACCGGGTACGGCAAATTGTGTAATAAACTTGGCGGCTTCGCCTAAAGTTGTAGATGTGGTTGGTTTGTATTGACCAAAGAATTCTCTTACTGCTTCAGCATTACTTTCTTCTGGATCGGTAACTAAGTCTGCAAGTTCTGCGGGGAGAGAAGCTATACCCTCAACAGTACCAACAAGACCAGCGCCCACTCCTCGAGCTATGTCGCCTAAAGCTGATACATCTTCTTCGCCAAGTTGAGCACCACGTTCAGTTATAGGGTTTTTAGATATGTATTTTTTTGCAGCACTTAAAGCAGCATCTTTATCATCTGTATCAATGTTGATAGACCTGCCATCTGGCAAATTTATCGTTATCATTGCGCTATCTCGTTACCTTCTGCATCAACATTTATAGAAGTACCGCCAGATGCCGCCTCTCTCGGCTCCATCTTTAAATCTTTTCTAGCTAATCGATCAGCTATTATATCAATTTGATCAGGACTTAAATCTTGACCCGACAAGCTATCGCTAATGCTTTCATAGTATTGCGCTTTTACATTTGAGAACAAAGTTAATTGCTCTAACTGAGATGGATCTTTACTAAGCAGTAAGTTGATTCGACCTGCCGCATCAAGATCGGGGCGCTCTTTCTTTAATATCTCAAGCTGTTGTTCAAACGCAGTACCGCGTTCTTCTTGCTGCATTCTTCTTTCATCAAGATCTCTCTGCCGCTCAAGCTCTCTGTACTCTTCTTTTCCAAGAACCATGTCGCTTAGGAAGTTTCTAGGCACTCTACCTTCTGTTGGTTGTGCAGCTTTTGCTAAAGCATATTGAGTTGCGGGGTCTTGAAGCATACTAAATATGCCACCTGAACTTTCAGGCTCAACCTCCTCTGCTTGCTGCTCAACAAAAGCTTGGCTTTCTGGAGTCACAGATGCAAAAGGATCCTCTTCAACTTCGGAAACTGCAGGCGCAGAGGGAAGAGCAGGTGGCTCTAAACCTTGCTTCAATTGTTCCATGGTGGCGGGCGCATTTCTTCTAGCTCCCTCTGCCATGGACTCAGACATAGGGAACATCTCAAAAGGTTCATCAACATCGCCTGGATCGGAAAGACCAAGAACTCTACCTAATCGGCTTTGAGCGATAGCCTCTAAACCTTCTCCAACGCCTCTAACTGGTGCAGTTAAAATATCGCCCATGCCTGCGATGCCAGAGCCAATATTGTAACCAGTGTTAGCGGCTAGTCTTTTGTCATTAAGAAGCTGTAAGTATTCTTGTTGCACTTGTGGTTTAAGTTTTGCAAATTCTTCAGCAGTAACTCCAAGGCTTTCAATTTCTTCAACAGTGACTGGATTTTCTGCAGAAACTTGAACTTCCTCAACAGGAAGAGATGCTATTCCACCAGTAGCTGGAGAAGCCTCTTGAGCAATAGCTTCCTCTGAACCTAGCAAAGCAGGTGCCATTCGCGCTGTTTGTCCTCGACCAAAAGTTTTTGCTCTAGTGTCTCCAACACCAAGACGCACAGCTTTTTCTACAACATCAGCAACTTTCTTTCCTTTATAGCCCATTCTCCCAAGTTGAGCAGCAATCGCGCCGGGTGCTCCAACACCAGATGCCATAAGACCAGCTGTTGTGGTTGCAATTGCAACGTCTGTTGGATCCTCTGGATCAACAATAAAAAAATCAAAGAGATCTCTTGCAGTTAAACCTTGGCCTTCAGCAGTTTTTTCTGTAGTGAAGAAATCAGACATAGTGCCGTCATCACCCACAACCATGTCTTTTATCACGCCAGGCATCACACGAGCGTAATCCATAAAGCCAAGATCTTCAGCTTCACCGCCATTTGCATACCCACGCACAGGCGCAACGCCTGCCATGATGCCCATGCCTTGGCGCTGTTGAGGCGTTTGGAACATTGGTCGCTGCATGATTTGGTTGTACATCATCCCGCCTTGGTTCATCCCTTCTGCCTCCGACAAAGCAATCGCTATGGCTTGCTTTGGATTTGTTACCTTTTTACCCGAACCGCCTGATTTGAGAGCGCCATCCTTGAACTCGCTCATCACCTTGCTGATTTTTTTCTGGCGTTTAGATTGCTTCACGACTGCGGTTTACTCTGGAGTAGTCAACACGATAGTAGCCATCATCGCCTACAATAACTGCGCTTGGGTCAACTGCTTTGAGTTCTTGTGCAATCACACCCTCAGTTGGGTCATCAATACCCATATCCTTAGCTGTGTCATTCCAATCCCATGTGTACCAGCCTACGCCGGGTTGAACGTCATCAATCTTCATCACGTTTTCTTTGAGGCGTATGTCAGAGACATTAAAAAGACTTCCAATCGCACCAGCGACATTGCCTAAGAAACCAACAGCTTGCCCAGCTTTTGCTGCTTTACTTGGTTCTTGATAAGCGCCTGCTTGATTTGCTTGCATTCCATAGCCACTGGTGTATTGAGGCATAAATGGTGCGCCACCCTGTAGCAAGGCTTGTCCACGCTGCAGTCTCATGAACGGCTCATCAGCCATTTGAGTTGCAGCCCTGTACTGCGCATCAAGACCCGCTTGCTGTATGCCTCTACCTGTTGTTCCTAACTGACCCAAGGTTTGTATTTGAGTTCCAAGCATCTGCTGACCTTGTTGACCAAGACCTGCGATACCAGACGCGGCTGCACGTTGTGCACCAGTACCTGCGCCAAATGCTTGCAAGGCTGTGCCAAACTGATCTTGTGTAAGACCGCCAAGACCTTGAGCGGCTTGTGCAGTTCTGCCCATCTGCTGGCCAAATATATCTGCGCCAAGTTGTTGGCCCTGAAGACCAAGCTGACCTATGCCACGAGCGATGTCTGCGCGTTGACCTGCAAGCCCTGCTTGAGCTTGTGCGCCCTGCAGCCCAAGAGCGCCACGCTGTTGAGCAAGAGACCCAATGTCTCTGCCTGCTTGCATGCCCATTTGCCCAGCTTGACCAAGTAATGAACCAATACCTTGCTGCCCTGACAATCCAAGCTGCCCACTTTCAAGCGCACCTCGTTGAGCCAGTTGCTCCGCACTCAAACCAAGCTGTCCTGCTTGCTGTGCTGCCTGTAGAGAGGTTCCTGCGCCTGCTTGACCCAATGACCCAGTAAGTTGTGCGGCCTGCTGACGGCGTCCCTGCGCCTGCTCAAAGGCTTGTTGTGCTTGTTGTGCTGCTTGTTGAAATCCTTGTGATCGTAACTCAGCGCCTGTCTTGGCTTGTTGCTGTAATACATTACGGCCAATCTCTGCCTCTTGTATTGCGCCTCGAGACCCACCAAATGCGCCTGCTCGTATCTGCTGTGCGCGTGCATCTCGTTTCTGTTGCTCGCCTAACCTTGCAATCTCTGCTTGTTGTGCCTCAATAACCTGTTGGTTAAAGGGATCTTGGAATCTAGCTATGCCTGCAGGATCGAACTGGTCACCAGTGCCAGCAAGCCCAGCTATGCCTTGAAGTGCTGCTGCACGGCCCATTTGGCCAGCAGACCGCAAGTCTGTACCAGCCATTTCAGTTT